TACCCTGAAGAGCCGCAATGCCAAGAGGATACTGGAGTTCGGCAAGCCTCCTCTCCTCCTTCTGCTGACCCGCAGCCTGATTCGCTCCAAGATTTGCAAGCTGCATCTGTTTGCGCTGTTCGGCCATAGCTGCCTGCTGCCTAGTACTTTCAGTCTGGCCAGCAAGACCAGCGAACTCTGCTTCCTTCGCAGCCGCAGTCTGTGCTGCCTCCTGCTCACGGGTGCTCAGCAGTCCTTCAAGCCCAGAGAACTCCGTCTGCTTGCCAAACTGACGCGAGGCTTCACCAGCCTGCTGTGATGCAAGACGATCAGCAATCTCCTTGCTATACAGCCCGGAGCCAGACTCAAACGCCGCCTGAAGGCTCTGAGCGTCCATATCTGCCATCTGCTCAAGGTAGTTGCGGCGGGCGAGTTCTTCCTGAATCGCCTGACCAGAGCCGCCAAAAGCACCAGCCCTTGCATACTGAGCTTCGCGCTCCCCACGGGCTTCGTCATAGGCCTTCTTTAAACGCGAACGCTGTCTGTCGGCAACAAGCTCCTCATAGGGAGACATCCTCTGCTGGATGTTTTGTGCCGTGTAGTCGGCCATGTCAAACTGTGCGGGGTCGTACTGGCCCGCCGCCGTGTACATGCCTCCAATGTCGGCAAAGGGTGTTTTGTCATACTGACCAGCATCACCATAAGCCCCGTAGAGCCCTTGCGTCCTCTGGAGAGCCTCAAGCTGCTCGGGATCGCCATACATGTAGAGGTTGGGGATTCCGGCGTAGTATGCCTGTGTGTAGGAGGATTCAGCAGGATACCCGGCAGTCTGTGCCGCTGCCGCGCCAGCCTTTGCCCGCGCAAGCATATCCTGAACATATGCCTCAAGATCCTTACCGTAGCCTGTCTTTTTCTCTGCCATTTTTATGCCGGAACAAATTCGTTGGGTTCAATTGGTTCGGTGCCCATAATACGCTCGGAGCCTTCCTCACGAAGGCGGGCCACCATCGCGTCAAGCACTCTAGCGCCAGCTTCTGTGGAGCCATCGCCAAGTGTGGCGACAGCCCAAGCCGGAACAACATATTCACCGCTTGCAATCCTCACATCCTCACGGCCATCGATAGAACCGGGTATTAGGTCTGCCACCCCAGAGCCCGGACCACTCACCACACCGCCATCGGCGTAGGAGCGCATAAGTTCTGCCGTGGCGTCAGTGCCGAATTCTCTGTCATAGGCGTCAAGGGCTGACCTAGGGTCAGGATGCTGACCCCGAAGCGCTGCAATACCCCCAGCAACCACTCCACCCTTTGCGAGAGTTTGCCTTACCACACCACCATTGGCCATCATCTGGCCGGGGCCTTTCTTTGTGTAGGGCATCAAGGGGGTGATTGATTTGCCGCCAAGGCCGGAGGTGGTGGCATTTGCACCACCAAGATTCCCAAGCTGCGGGGCTGGCTGGTATTCGTTTCTTTGTTGAGGTTGGATACCTCCAATGCCTTGATTATAGCCCAGAACAGGCCTCTGCATAAGTTGATTGGGGTCTTGCTCAGGTGCAAGACCGAAGTTCTGAGGGATGTTGTTGAAATACATTTTAGCTCACAATCTTGAGTGTGCCGCCATCGGACCACACACTGCCGGAAGGTAGGTTTGCGGAAGAAGTCGGGACATTCACAATTGTGAGGCCCGAAATAGGATATCCAACCGTTTGCTGGCTTAAGTCTGAACCAACGGTTAAGGGACGGATGGCGTTAATTCTTGAAATAACAAAACTAAGCTGCCGAAGAAGCCTGTTCATGTATTCTTGGTTGTATTCTTTTGGAGCAAGCGGTAGTGCGGAGTTTGCTGTCATTTGCGTCCATCCTGCCGCATATCAAATCTTGGAACCCCGAGACGCCAAGAAACATTAATAACATCACTCTCAACACGCAGAGCCACAGACCTAGCGCGAAGCCGTGTAAAGATTTGGTTGGTGAATCTATTCACGTTGAGTGTTGCGGCACTATTCCTCTGCACATCTCTCTCATCGCCAACACCAATCTCCCCGCCCGGATAATCCTGCGGCTTGATTGTAAACTTCACGATAGGCTGAGTGCCGTTGTTGTCGGTGGAGTTGCGGAACGTAAGGTCGGGAATCACGCGGTTGATAAAAAGGAAGTTGTTGCCGTCTTCGATTTCAATTGGGCTTGATTCGATATAGGCATTGATTGGGGATGCGGGGCTTGTGGAGCCGTCATCAAAGCCAGTCTCTTGGTTGTAGAGATACCCATCGGGGCTCACAGCCCTAGGCGTTGGATGTGCGCGCCTGTCGATCCACGCCGTTCTGGCCATAGATCCATAATACCACGCACCCTCCGCATAGTTGTAAACAACGTAACGATCAACCTCGCGGGTGCCGGGTTCACCACCTTGGCTTTCAGAAGGGTAGAACCAAATAATCTCGTTGTTGCCGGAATCGGCTGAGCAATAAACCTTGTCGCCGTCATTCTTGCTGAGATCAAGAAACACATAATCCCTGACGGTGCAGGGCATGGGCTCAACCTTACCATTGTAGGCGTAGAAGTTGTTTGTGCCCATCCAATATGCAATCGCACCAGTCACGATCTTGGCATTCGGGCCAATAATATCGAAATTCGTACCAACAAGATTAAAACCATAGCCTGTCGGAGGCCCCACATAAGTCATCGTGTAGAGCGATGAATCGGTCCAGATAAGGATTTCTTCGCGGTTCTGGATTGCAGTGACAATATAAGACCCCGAAGAAAGCCGCTGCTCACCGGATGTTTTGGTGGTGTCGGCAATGTCCCAGTTTGTGGGATCAGAAGAATCAGACCACCTCACAATCATCGCGTCTTGTTCTTGCGTAACGTCATATGGATTACACCCATATGCAATAACCTGTCGGTTCTGGTCCGACACCATAACTTCAGCAGCCACATATGGGAGGTATTTCTTCGCATATGCAGACCCAAGATTGCTGAGGCTCACTGCGGGGCCGTCATCGTCAGTGATGTCCCAGTAAATTATGGAGGATGTAAACGCATAAGCACTTGTGCCACCAGAGGCATTTGAAGTGGCGGTGTTCGACACCACAAAGCTGTAGGCGTTGGCATTCACAACGGTGATTGCTTTGGTGCCATTAAGCTGGTCTACTGGGATGCCACCAATCCCACTCGTGACATTCCCGATTACAATCGCATTGCCATTCGAGAACGCATGGTTTGCCTGCGTAACGGTGATGACGTTGCTTGTGTTTGTGGTGGAGATTGGATCGACTCCGAGAACATAGCCGTTGGTGAGGTCACGCGGACAGGCAATCATGTCCTCGCCATAGTTGTCCACTGTCCACAAACCACTATAATATGTCGTGACGGTTGTTGAGGGGCCGAATCCCCAACCATAGGAACCAGCTATACCGCCCCAAGGACCAGAACCCCAGCCTTCAAAAACGGCTGCTTGAGCAATGCCGGGGTGGAATTGATACTCCACAACCACACTCGCGCCGCCACCAGATCCGGTGGATGTGGCGGTCTCCGTTGTTATAACGCTGTATGCGTTTGAGTTAATCACATTCGATACAAAGAATTCTTTGTTGATGGCGGTCGAAAGAATGCCATTCACATTTGAAGACCCCGAAACTGTGATGTAGTCTCCCGACACTAGCCCATGATTCACATCGGTGATTGTGATGGCATTCGAGGTGTTGGCTGTGTCGATTGGATTGTTACCAAGCGTCAAGCTGCGGCGAAGCGGGGTGATATCAATGATGTTGGATGTGTTGTCCACATAGAACTTGATGTTTGTTGGGCAAGCAAGATACTGAGTTCCAATAAGGCTGGACCAATCATACATCTTTCGGCACTTCCCGATAAGAGCTTCCTGATTGGAATAAACCCTTGTCCAGCCGCCAATCTTCTCGGGCAAGCCATTTCTGAAGCGAATATAATCGGAATCAAACCAACCACCGCTGTTTGCGTAGTTGGTTGAGTCTCGATTAATACCCGGCTGTAATTTGATTTTGGCGAGCATTTAAATGCCCTTAAGAAAGGTTCTTTAGTTTGTAGAGGGTGGTGAGGTAGATCCCGACAATCTCATCAAGGATGTTTTCGAGTGCCGGGACACCATGACCGATCTTGGCGCGGTTACGGGAAATCCAGTTGGCGTCATCTGTGAGGCACTTAATGATCTCCACAGACTCATCCTTGCAGGCAAGATCAACGTGGCCGATGATCCCCTTCGAGCCCTGACAAGCCTCTACAAGCTTGTCGAGGGCGTCGATAAGGTCATCATAAAACGATCCAAGAGCCTTATGCTCAGCATAGGATTTCGTCTTCCAATGCGCGAGATGCGCTTGGTTGCGGGTCCGGAACACCATTGCGATAAGCTCTTCGATCATTCATCCTACCTTTATTATTCAGATGGTTTGTTATTCCAAAGGTTAATATACGGCTGCACAAAAGCAGGGTCTGTGACCCAAAAGCGATCACCATGATGAACCTCAACCCATCCACGATCATCTTGCCACTGAATCACACGCCAATTCGGATCAATGCCTTCAAACACAAACCCAAACTTTGAAACAAGATCAACAAGAATCACACCATCCTCAAAAACAACTGTAATTTTCATTTACGCCCCTTAATTCTTTATGATGTAATTGAGAATAAAAGTTGGCTGCACGTTGTTGTGCGCGCCACCGCCCCCAGTCGCATTGGATGTCTCAGTTCGGCCAGTATCCTCCAAGTAAGACGGGTACGAGCCGCCACCTCCGTTTACATCGTTAACACCGTAGGTAATTGTGTGCGTGTGAGAAGGCATTTCGGCAGTTGTCAGTGTGTGTATTTCAGCGCCACCAGCAGCGCCAAGAACATCACCGTTAACCCCGCCGCTAAGGCCCGTCAGGCGGTTGGCAGAGGTGCCGCCCATATCATCCTTACCAGCAACAACACGACCACGAAGGTCGGGAAGGTTGAATGTTGTGGAGCCGTCACCAATGCCGTAGGTTGTTCCCACCACTGCAAAAAGATCCGCAAAGGTGGTGCGGCTTACTGCTTGACCAAAGCACAAAGTCCAGCCAGTGGGGGCTGATGTTCCCGCATACGGCATCAGAGAACCAACGGGGATGATGCTTGCGGCACTTGAAGAGATGGTGTTTGATGTGGCGTTGATCGTGACGCCTGTGCCCGCAGTGAAGAATCGCATCACATTGGCTGTGTCGTTCCAGCCAAGAACCGCGTCCGCATTCGGGTCAGTAAGGCTGGCACCAGTGCCACCATCTGCGAGAGCCAAGTCCGTGATGCCAGTTACGGAGCCGCCAGTGATGCTCACTGCGTTTGCATTCTGTGTCGCGATTGTGCCGAGACCAAGGGTTGTGCGTTGGGCGGAGGCGTCAGCGTCATCGATGAGAGCCGCGCCAGCAATCGATACCGTCACGTTCGAGGCAGAGATATCAAGTGTTCTATTTGATGTTGCGCCAGTGGTGAGCGTCAAAACTGTGTTGGATGTGAGGTTTGACCCAACGGCAATCGAAAGTATATTCGATCCATCACTATCTCTCACACTCAGGCTGGACGCATTCGCCACAATAGAACCGCCCGTGATACTCACATTATTTGAGTTCTGAATGGCCATGCTTCCTGTTATTTGCCTAGCATCGCCCATTGTGCCGTCAACATAGAGGAAGTAGGTGGAGCCATTTGGCACACTCACACCAGTTTGGCCACTAACCTTGAACGTAACGGCGAAACCACCAGTGGTGGCATTCTTCACCACATAGAGCTTTTCAATTGCGGGGCAAATCACATTGCGTGTGGCAGTGAGAGCCCCAGTAAGGTTTATCACCATATTGCGGGACTGGTCTGCGGAGCCATTGCTTGTTGTGAGGGTGGTGTCGGCACCATCAGTCACTGCAACAGAAACATAACCGCCGATAGCCTCCTCAAGGAGAGTGCCGAGGTTGGTGTTGGTGGTGGAGCCCCATGTGCCCTGCTGTTCACCAGTGGTGATAAGTTCAAGGCGAAGATTGGGAGAATAAGTTGATGCCATTTTATGTTACCACAGTAGTCCAATTCGGGGTTTGAGAATCCGCCACAGCAACCCAGTTTGGGACTTGAGTTGTGATAATTTCAGTCCAAACCATGTTTAAACAATCCTGATAATGGCGTATGAAGCATTCGCTGTTGGGAAGATAATTTCGAATGTGGCGCTGCTTACCGACTGATCAGAGCCAAAGGCCAGAGAAACAACGGATGCGTTCGCCGCATTTGCGTTGTAAATCAAGGCCCCGTTTGCCGTGAAGGTTGCTGCGGGCCAAGAGACAGTCTGGAATGTTGCATATGCAGTTGTGCCGGATGTTGTCGGGTCCACGTTTGTGAGTGTGGTGCCACCAGCAGTGTAGCCAGCACCAGTGATTTCCCCCGCCGCAGTGTAGGCTGTTGTTTCTGCCCCGATAACAGCGGAAGATGTGTAGAGCGCAATCTTGAATGTGTTGCCCCCGGCAGCACTGAAATTATGCTTGCCCTCAAGAAGTTGCTTCTTGAAACTGGTTGTTAGTGCCGTGGATATCATGTTGCTTCACTAATTTGGAGTTATGCGGGGTTCTGAATTCCGATAAGTGTCGGAACGGTTACGGCCTTCGCCAATAACCTTGAGAGACTCGATAGCCTCCTTATACCTTCCCGCATAGAGCGAGATAAGATCCGCTTCACCCTTCAGGTAGGAATAAGCCTCGAATAAACATCCATACAAAAGGGCGGTTTCGGCGTTCTCGCTTAGCCATGTGCCGGATGTTGCCTCCACAATCGACTCAGGCTCATAGAAGTAATGAAGCTCAACTTCGTAGTTTGAGTTTGGCGGGGGTGCGAGAATGATCGTGTCGTTGTCGAAGAGAGAGTAGTAGCGCGGCACACCAGTGGTGGTGGTGGAGGGGTAGGCTTCGCGCATGAACGCCACATCCTTCGGCAGGAGGTATTCATAGTTGTTGTTGTTGTTTACCGCAATTGAATATGTGGCGAGGTAGTCTGTTGGGGTGGAGAGGTAGCGGTTGCCGCTTGATAATGTCCCCGTCACGTTCTTCTTCAGAACAGGGATCTGCACATCATAATAGATGCGTTGCTCCGCCTGCCGAATGATTGTGTTCATATCGGCAGTAGGGATGCCATTGGCATCTGTCTGGAGATACCCGTAGATGGCGTCTACAAGCTGTGAGTAGGTGAAGGACATATCAGCCCTGCTTCTCCGAGATCTTCAAACCCCGTGTGGCAGCACCACCGCCGCGCATCTTGAGCGGCTTCTTCAGCACCTTCATATTGCCCACATTCACACCCCGCCTCATACCACCTTCAACTGTGGCATCGGAGGGAAGCTTAAGCCGTGCGTTCTGCTTTGCCATTATACCATCTTTCCCTTGCTCTTGCCGCGCTGAGCGCAGCCATTTGCCTTCACAAGGCCACCCTTGGCGAGAGCCATACCAACGCCCTTACGAGCAAGACCGCCGCCCTTCATGCCGCCCATCTTGGGCATACCGGGGTATTCTGTGCCCTTACCAGCCCGTCCCATCATGCCCATCAAGCGATCCCGAATCTGACCGGGAATCTTCTTGCCTTCCGGTCGCATGGGCGGCACCACAACACCACCCGGACCCTGAACAGGAACGCCACCGCCACCACGAATCCGACCACCCGGGCCACGAATCGGCATCGTTGTGTAGTCAGGAGCACCCTTGATGGGGCCGCGTTCATTGGGCTGTGTGCCGCGCTGCATCATGGCGTCGGCCATACCGCCATCCATCATACGCTTCATCTTCTTTTTCTTCTTCGGCACTTCAGTGACGGTGCCAGAGCCAACATAGTCGCCAGACTTGGGCTCTGTGCGCTCAATAAGCGCCTTCATCTCTGAAGTGTCTTTCTTGCTGTAGCCGATGGGCTTCTTCTTATGCATTTTATTTCTTTCTTTCTTTACATCTCACCTGAGTAGGTGACTTGGCTCTTAACGCCATTAATAACAAGAGAGATAATCCCAACCTGTCCTGTGGCGTAAACTGCGGGGTTTCCAACGGGGTTCCAGCCCCAAAGCTCTCGGCTCTCTACCTGAGCAGTGTCTGGGCGGGGATTAAGAAGCGCAATCGGGTCATTGATTGGAACGCGGCCAATGAAGTACTGCGGATGGTCCTTGTCGAGGCAATAGGTGCAGTTCTTGAGGTTTGTGGCTCTACCTGCAACAACCTGCACTTTCAGTTCGTTGAGGTCGTAACGCTGCCCGCATTGGTCGCAGAAACCGAACGCCCGCCTTCCTCTTGCGTAGGGAACACTCATATAGCACCCCTCAAAATCTTGCCAAATCTCCAGCCAAGTGGAGGGTCTTCGCCAGCGTTTATTTTTTTGTTTTTAACGCCGTCAGTTATCCACTTCTTCCCAAGGCAATTTTTGTTCCCGGCAAGTTTGCTGGCAATTTTTGCCTTTGTCTCTTCACTAAGGAGACGCCCCGTGCCTGCAATCTTTAACTTTTCACGGTGTTCTTCTGTGAATATTTTACCATATCCACGCTTATTACCCAATAGACTTTTGCTTATCTTCTCCCTAGCCTCTGGGGAGTGCTTTTGCCCAAGAAAATTCTTGCTTCCCTTTAATTTCTCAGAGATTCTTTTCTTTACGTCTTCTGAAACAACAGAGCCACTCCTGCCATCCCCACCGCTTGTTTGGTTTACAATCTCAACACCCATGAGTTTGAGCCTTTTTATAAGGCCCTTCTCAAGATCAAATGATATTTCTTCAGATGAACACTCAAGCGAGCCCACCAATATATTTTCTTGCCCGTATTTATTAACTATGTTTTGGTGCCACTTATTATGCTTTCTCTTGCGAAGCCTGACTCTTTCAATTGCTCCCTTCCCGACATAAAAAGGAGTACCATCAGGCTTGCAGTGAATATAGGCATAAAACGACATCAAAAGTTGTATCCAACAAACGGGGTGAATCTTACGCTGGACCTATCTCTATCTTCATCGCTGGCCAATTGGAAGGCCTCGTCGTACAAATCTTTTAGCATCGAAATGCGGTCCTGAACCTCGGGACGCTTGAGCGCAATGTGATATGCAAGCCCCGCAGTTAAGGCGTTGTAGAACCGGAACGGCACCTGAATGGTCTGGCTGATTGGATTGGTCGCGTCATCAAGGCGCTTCATATACCAATAAGCCAGCGTGTATGTCGTGCTGGAGTCAGGGACAGGCCACAGCGTGATTTGCGGCGAGGCTGTGGCCCTATTTACGTAGATTTGATACGGCCTGCCAGTCTGGTCCTTTGTGGGGATGTTGGCATAGGTCGAAACAGAAATGCGGTTGAGCGAAATATCGGTAGGGATTCCCGCATTGGTTGTGCGCGTTAAATGCTCAATATAGTCCACAGCGTCAGCCGGGAGACCATCAGCGGTGGTGTAGGTTTTTTGACCCGACACAAGCGTGAGAGTGCCGGAAGCAACAGTCCAAAGATTTAAACCCTTGTTTGCCCACTCGGTCAAAAGGAAGTTAAGACTGCGGCGAGCCGTTTTAAGGTCGTAGCCAGAGCGGAGTTCGAGGCCCGCTCTCTCGAACGCCTCTTCCACGATCTCCCCAATGTCGGGGTTCCAAATTGTTGTGCCGCTTGTTGTCATGTTTAAACCTTAATGTGAGCCCCGCTCCAAGAGGCATCCGCCGATTAAAGGAGCCGCCTACCCAAACGCTCACCGCCCGACTTCGTTAAAAGCTTCCCCTGTTGCCCCTGTTTCCGCTCTTCGGGCCAAGCTTTTTTGAACCCCGCAGATGCAAAGGCTTTGCCCTACGGCGATGCTTGGTCTTGTGAAGCGTAACCATGGAGCCAATAGACTGCTTATTCAACATTAAATTTATCCCATTGCCCGCTGAGCCGCGAGCCTTTCAGCCAAGTATGTCTGATATTGATTATAGTTCGGATCACCCGGAGATGGAACATTTACACCAAGATCCCACATGTAATAGATATCGGGGCGGCGTCCGGGAGTAGTGGACGGTGTGTCGGGTGTCGGGGTCGTTGTTTCGTCGCCCTTTGGCCCACCACCAAGAGAGGCGATGCCAGAATTTTCCCCACCGCCCTCTCGGCTAGGAGGAGCGCGAAGGCCAGACTTTTCAGCCCAGTTCGTGTAGTTGCTCCTGTCCAACTGAGGTGTCTCGCCAATAATACCAGCCCAAGCTGTCAGGCTTGGGTCCTTCCTCTCCATTTCAGCCCTTTGTTCAGGCGTGGCAAGGACATAATTGTCAAGCTTCTTCTTCACAGAAGCATTGTACGTTTCACTTAAAAAGCCACCAAGCTTTCTGCCGCCCGGTATCCCCGTGAGTACAGACGCAACAGCGCCTGTTCCCTTTATACCTTTCTCAACATTCTCCAGCCTCTTTTCATACTCTTTTCTCCCATCAAGAGAGACAAAGATGTCTGGAGAAATAACTTCCGGTGCTGTACCCATTGAGGTAAGTGGATAATTTTTGTACTCAGCGAGACGCTGTTGATCTGCCGGGTCGAGCATTTCAAACTGCTCTTTGGTCACTACAAACTCTTCTCCGTTCGGGGACACAAACGTGATATCATCATCGGTTCCACTCTTTGTTTTACCCGGAGCAGATGGAGGTTTGAACGACCCATATCCAGAATACTGAGATTCCGGGAGGATGCGATCATATATTTGCTTGGTTCTGACCGGACTTTCATCCAGACCAACAATCCCGTAATTAACTCCTTTAAGTCCCGTTTTGTTGTTAATAACCGTTCCTTCCGAGATAGTTGCATTCGGGTCAGCAAATGTACTCGTTGAAACAGGAGAATCAGCGTAATAACCAGATCCATATAATGAAGCAGGCGTTTTCGCACTCGGGACAAAACCACGCGGTATGTTGTTAGGATCAATCCCATAGCCGGGGATGCCCTCTTCCGGCACTCCATCAGAGAGCCCAACGATCCCCTTGGCTTGGGGAGTCTTTTTTGTGCCGTCTGGATTAAGTCCGGCAGCATCAAGCGCTCGTTTCACCGAATCCGGAACGCCAGCAGGATTCACATAACCTTCGCCAGCCGTCACGGTTGGCCGACTTGGCGCATAGCCGGGAATGCTTTTCCTTATCCCAGCATCAGACATGATGTTCTCAACCTTGAGAACTCTTTCATCTCCAAGAGGTGGTAATCCTCGCGTTCTTCCCAGAGAAGGTTCTCCAGACGGAACGCGGTCCTGAATCTTACCCGGAACCCTCTTGGCCGCTTCATAGGCTCTCAGAGTTGATGCCGCACTGAATCTTGGGTCTACGGCCCCCGAATAAGGAGAAGTCATGCCAGTTGTGATCATACTCGGCATATTTTTCGTGCCGAGATATCTTGTGTCCACGCCTGCGCGAGGTCCATAAACGCCCTGCGGTGCCGCCGGATAACCCATCGGCGGGCTGCGATATTGGCTATACTGCTGAGCCATCTTTACAGCATTTAAACGGCGAGCATTGTCAGCCGCAATTTGAGAAACGGAAGGCACACCTTCCGGTCCAAGTGCTCCAGCCTTGAACCTTGCGTCATTTATTCTTTGAAAGTTTTCAATTCGGGCATCAAGAGGAGAAGCAAAGCTTGTACCTTGGGTCGCCATTGGCGATGCAACAGTTGCCTTCGGCACAGTGGGGCGCTTAACCTCTGCACCAATCTTCACAGGCGTGCCCATAGGGCCGACATTGACCGTGCGTCCCGTGTCAGCCTTGAATGCGGGTGACTTCTGTGCGCTTACTGTGTTGGTTCTGTTTGCAGAGCTTATTGCAGATTTATCAGGTGTGCTTGCCCCAGCAACATTTCTGATACCGCCATCACGCCCAGCAACATCTCCTCTGCTGACCCCGGGAGATGATGGCCTATTTGCCCCTACGCTACCTCTGGTGCCACTGTCGCGACCACCAACATCTCCTCTGCTGGCCCCGGAAGATGATGGTCGATTCGCTCCAACGCTATCTCTGATGCCACCGTCACGGCCACCGCTGGAGGGCCTTGATCCTGCGCCTGCCGCCTTGCTTGTGGAGGCGGGGCTCTTTGCGGAGCCACCGCTCATTGCTCCAGCGGGCGGGAAGGACGGAAGGCCTCTCGGGCCTCTTTCTTGATTGTTTCCATTTAAACGCTTAAGCGCCTGCATCTCTTGATAATTGAGATAGGCAAGATATTCCTTGGAACGGCCTTTCCCCGGATCATATGTAAGCGGTACTGTTACTTTTTCTTTGCCCATCAAAGTGTTCTCTTCGGACGGCGGGGTCTGCGGGGTCTGCGCGCCTCAGAGAGCGCAATGGCGATGGCCTGCTTCTTCTTCTTCACCTTCTGGCCAGAGCTTGACTTCAAAGTGCCAACCTTAAATTCTTTCATTACCCTGCTGACCTTGCCGGGGCGGGTGATTTGCTTGCCCATATTTCTGCGACCTATAGCCATCATTCACACCGCTTTTTTCTGTGGTTCCACCTACCACCCCGAAGCTCACACTTACGCCATTCGGCTTCTTGCTCTGGAGGCATTCTTTTTGTGATATATTCAATCAAATGTGGCATCCCGGCACGAAACATCACAGTGCCGAGACCAAACCAGAATGAGGGGCGCTGTGCGACGAGGAACCCACCAGCAACCACGCCAATGAGAGCAGCCGCAAGCAGCGCCGCCTCAATCCAAGACAACGGCTTACTTCTTCGACCAGACCGACCAAGCGGCTGTGAAGATCACACCGATGGCACCGACAATCTCAGTGGCCATAGTCTGATCAATCAGGCCAGTGCCAACAAAATAACCGCTACCAGCCGCGAGAATAGCGCGGGCAATTCCCCAAACCATATCCTTCGTCATTTCTTACTTCCTGTTTTAGTGCCGGGATATTCCTTCCACGGCAGTTGATAATGAGGCCCGTCTTTGAAAGAGGTCCAATCACCGCCCCACTCAAGCAGGACCTTCTCTGCTTTGGCCGCAGCCTTCATGGCCTTAGCTATCTTATCATACAATGGCCAATCCCAACGAACCTTGCCATCAAGCATGGCCACAACATCAATCGCGTGAGCGAAGCTATTCGCGGCAGGGATGTGCCGGGAACGAAGTGTTTTGGATGCCCCCTTCTTCACGAGGATCTTTTGCTCTTCGAGAGTGCGGGGTCCGCATGTGATCCCGAATGTGAATTCTTCATCACCCCAGTCATTCGCACAACGCATAACCACCCGGACAAGATCCGGATGCACCCCTTTAAGCTTCGCCAAAGATGATTTCGAGAATTCCATGCTACCTACCAAAAGGCCAGACGGTCATAATCTTTGTCATAAAGCCACCGATTGCGGCAGACAAACCACCAACAAGCATAAGCATCTTCCAGCCACCGCTTGCTTTATCAAGGGTTGCAAGAATTGACTTGATGTCGCTTTTCATTTCGGCAACATCCTTCTCCAGACGCTCTACCTGCACTTCCATCCTCGCAACCGAAACTTCAACCTTGTCCATTTTTACCGAAACCTCGCCGTTTTTGCGGCTATCTTTTTGGGTTGCGGGACAAACTGCTTGCCCTTCTTTGTGCCTTCACGCTTTGCCTTGGTTGTGGAGGCGTATTCTTTCGAGGTGAGAGATTCGCGGGCTTTCTTTGGGAGATAGCGCTCTCCAGTCTTGCCGGAGGGCTTCCCGCTCTTTGTGCCCCAAGACTCATCTGACCATTTGGTCAAAGATTTCTGCGCCGCCGTCTTCGGGCCGCTATATCCGCCACCGCGATCCTTGTAAAGCTTACCCGCCAACTGGGCCTTGCGGGCAGACCATTGACCCGGTTTACCGCCCTTGGAGCCAGCCTTCACGGAAGACTTCACAGAAGACCAAAGCTTTTCGTTAGTGCGGCCCATCTAACAATCCCACACTCTACGTGCCTTACGAAGGCGGCTGTTTGGATCTTTCGCGGCCTTTGGCCACATCTTCATCTGTCCAGCAGAGCGGGCGCAAAACGACTTCTTTCGGGCACCACCTTCAGGCTGCGGAGGCTTGAGGTTCATGCCCTGCTTCTTTGCGGAGGCACGGCCTTTGGCGTTTAAACCTCCGCTTTTGCTTTGGCCTTCTGATCTTTGCCAAGACGGGGTTTTAAACTTTTTAGTTGAAGATTTTGCCATTTTAAGACCCCGCAAGATATTAAATCAAACAGGCGGAACAGGCGCAGGAGGCTGGATTGGCGTGATCGGCGGCACGTTGGCTGCGGCTTCTGCTGCGGCCTGCTGCTGGTCCCACTGGTATGCCTGCTGGAGGATGCTGTTCATCACGCCTTCAGCATATGCCGTGACGGCCTCTTCCGGCGTGGCTGGGCGCGTCACCCATGCCTGCTGCTGAATGAACTCGGGCG